ATCTTTTCCATTTAGAGCAATGGATTCGGTAATCGTTACAGTCATTGTTGCTGGTGATATTGTACTAGCCATTGTTCATTTTCCTTATTGATTCTTCAACTGTTGTTTCGTTAAATTCTACTTGTGTAGTACCAGACCAAGTAGTACGCATGTTAACGTGATCCTTAGTATTGTTACGCTTCTTGACATAATGACCACAGTCACATTTCATCTCTTTCTTGGTCTCAAATTCACCTTTCTTTCCACATTTATGACAGTAATATATTATCATTTCTTCTTTTTCCCTTTTTTCTTCTCATCTAATATCTTCTTTTTTGCATAAGAAACTGCAAGCTTCATAAATTTTGAGGAATCGATTTGCTTCTTCATCATCCAATCCCCAACATATGTAGAATCGCCCTTTTCATCTATCATCGGGGAAAAATCGCCTTTGCCACCTTTCTTTCCCAAATATTCCTTTTGTTTTATGAGGGCATCCCTATGACGCTTGCGATCACTCGTAGCTTTAACGATGTCAGTAACATCTACTTTTCCACCTTCTTTATACATTCCTGTTCCTACTTCAGCACCCATTGGAGATACTTTACGACGATTCATTGCATTTGATGATGGAAAATTCCCAAGAGGAATTGATTCCATTTCTTGTCCCATCTTGTTAGCATCCCTTACAGCTGGATTTTCTTGTGGAAAATTAGGTGCAGATTTAGGTTTAGGTTTAGGTTTAGATACAGGCGGTCTTACTGCCCCACCAGCTTGATACTTCTTTTTAGGTGGTCTACCTACT